CTAAAGAGATGTTGAAAAGTGTTGAAAAAACAGGAAATATCACTTGTCTTGGTAATGTTTTGATACAAAGCGGTTATTCGATAGGAATACATGAGCCGCACACAAACCTTGTTGGTAGTTTTTTAGTAAAAAATGATACGCATACTTGGGAAAATGATATGTATTATTGTGATGTAGAATTAACTTTTGAAAATGTGATGGACAAGTCTGAATTTGAAGAAAAACCAAAATCGAAAAAATCAAAAAGTAAAAAGAGTAAGAAAAAGAAGAAGAGTGAGAAAAACAAGAAAAAGGCAGGTGCTAAATAATGGGTATGTTTGAAATACTTAACGATATGATAGATAGCGGAGTGCAACAGCAATCCAACAATTTTATAAGAGCTAGTGTCACTAATCCGCCGCCTGAATTAAAAATAAAATTTGATAACGTGGAAATACCTTCAGAACAGATTTACTGCTCTAATTTCTTATTACCGCATTATCACAGAACGTATAAAATAGACGGTGTTATTGATGAAATAACTATTGATGCTACGACTCAAACGGCAATAGGAAACGGACCTGCTTCACACACCCACGACCATTCAACAATTAAAGGTTCTGGAACTTACAGAAGTAGTAAGGACATATGGTTCGAAGACACTTTAAAAGCTGGAGATGAAGTGTTAGTTTTGGTGTTGGGGATAAATTATGTGGTAGTTAGTAAAATAGTGAAAATGCCAAGTGGTGCAATAGAAGGAGTGTAAATATGGGTTTTGAAGAATTATTTTTGAATCAAAACACAGAAAAAGAAGAATTACCCATTTTTAGGGAGTATGCAATTGATTTTGATACATTGGAACCATTAAAAAACGGAAATAACCTTATTGAATTATCAGGAAAAGAAGCACTTAAAGTATGGATATTCAAGGCACTCAAAACAAAAAGAAATTTTTACGGAATACACTCTGACAGTTATGGAAATAACTTAGATGTACATATCGGTACAATCTATCAGGAAAGTATAAAAAATGCTTTGATTATTTCAGAAATTAAAGATTGCCTACTGGTCAATCCGTATATTTTGGACTGTTATAATTTTGAATTAAACTACAACAGCGATGATAATAGTTTAAAAGCATCTTTTAATATATCTATCATTTATGGGGGAAGTGAGGTGTTATACAGTGAATAAAATAGAGGCGAGAAATAAGTTTTTATCTAATTTAAAAAATGGTTTTTCTAAAATAGAGGGAACTTTTAATTTTGATATAGCAAGTGCTTACGGAATAGAAGCTGAAGGAATATATGAACTACTGAAATTTTGGGTTAATCAAACATTTATTGACACTGCAACTGAAGATGAATTTGTAGATTATCACGCAATGCTTTTCGGTGTAACTAGAAAACAAGGAACCAAGGCAAGAGGGGATATATTAATAACAGGAAAAGCTAATACTACAATACCTGCCGGGACAATAGTACTAAAAACAGATGGTACAAAGTACCAACTGCTTTATGATACAACATTATCATTTGACGAAAAAGCAATTGCTGAGGTGGAATGCTTACAAAGCGGAGAGATTGGAAATTGTGCTATTGGTGAGATAGTAAGTTTTGAAATTTCCAATGCTGATATTTTTACAGTGACTAATGAAAAAACTTTTACCAACGGATATGAAAAAGAACCTAATGATGTTTTAATATTGAGAGCAAAAGAAAGAATATTAAAGCCAGCACACAGCGGTAATATTTACGATTATGAGAAATGGGCAAAAGAAGTGGACGGAGTAGGTAAAGTATTAGTTGAACCGCTATGGAATGGAAATGGAACAGTAAGGGTAAGAATTTCCAATTACAACAATAGTATAGCCGACGATGAATTAATACAAAAAGTAAAAAATAGAATAGAACAGATGGATGGTAGACCAGTTGGAGCTAATGTTACCGTAGCAAGTTTTGACAGTAAAAATATTGAGATAAGTGTGAGGATCATATTAAGTTCAGGAGTAAAATTAAGCGATGTGTCTGATTTGATTATCTCTAAAATAAATCAACAGATAAAAGATAATTCAGCACTTTATACTTTGAATAATCAGAAAATTTTATCAATTAACAGAGTTGAGAAAATAGTTTTATCTATTAATGGTGTGGAAGATTGTAAAGTTCTGATAAATAACGATAGCAAAAATATAACTGTAGATAGCAATGAAATATTAATAGTGACTGGAGTTGTTGTCAATGAACAGTAAAATAAAAGTAATTTCCAAAGTTGCCAGAAACAATTTACAGCTTGATTTAATAAAAAGTTTAATAATAGAATCCCAAAAGATAAAAAATAATATTGAAAAATACAGGGAATTTATTTTTTTAAACTTTTTTAACGAGGAACAGATTCTAAAATATGAAAAATTTATGAATTTAGAATCCGATTTAAGTTTAAGTCTACAAGACAGGCGGGATAGAATTTTATATCGTTTATTATCAAAGCAGATATTTTCGCCAGCTAACTTAAAAGAGCAGGCTAGAATATTTACAAATGGAGAAATTGAAGTAACAGAAGTATTTAACGAGTATTACTTTATTATAAAATTTACAAGTATTTATGGAATACCTCCTAATTTAAATAATTTTATTAATTTTATAGAATTAAATAAGCCAGCTCATTTAGGATATAAAATAGTTTACAGTTATATGACATGGGACGAATTTGATAAATACAATAAAACTTGGGACTCTTGGGATTCGCTGAATTTAAATTGGGAAGATAGAGAAAAATATAAAGAGTAGGAGGTAAAAAATGCCAGCACAGAAAAAAACAAGTTTAGGACTAAATCAATGGATAGGGAGCGAATATCCGAAAAGAATTGATTTTGTTGAAGATAATAAAATAATAGATGACGAATTAAGTAAAAGGGTAGAGTATACAGATACAGCGACGGAAGCAGAAAAAGGCATAGCTCGAATACATTCGCTAGATACTGTTGAAAATCAGTCAAATTATTTGCAAAATATGATTGCGAATAATTTACAGTCACAGGTTTCAGATTTTATAAAAAACCTTAACCACGATGAAATATTAACAGTAAAATCATTAGTAAAATATCTGAGTAAACTATTGAAACCAGCAACTGAAAATGAATATGGTTTTACAACTAACAGCGATATAAAGAATTTAATAACAACATATGCTCCTAAACCAGACTTAAGTCCATACATCCCATTTTCAAAAGGGTATAAAAACAATAACAACAATGACTTTGTTATAAGGTCAAATAAAGCAGATTTGTGGACGCCACAGAATCTGCACATGTACAATACAAACGATAACTATATGGGATTGTATCATTTAAATGGTGGACGTGCATATTACAAAGTTCCAAATCGGAATGGTGGAAACTGGTGTGAGATTATGGATAATATTGATATAGCGGCTAGAGACAATCGGATGAATATCATAGAAACGACCTTTAATGGTCATATTTCTAATTTATTTAATGTTTTAAATAATGACACAGTGAGAGAAATAAGACTCGCAGGACGTATAAATGTACTGATATATCGTGCAAATGATGGACTTGAACGTAATGGCTATGTGATAACAGGGATAGATAACTGGAACAAAGATGACCACCCTGATCAAGCTTTTATGAGAGCACTACAGCAAAGAAGAGGCGGAAACGGACAGAACTGGTACAATGTTCCGTTTGTATAAGGAGGAGATTATGAAATTTATAGTAGAAAAAACAGAAATTAAAACTTTTGAGGATGGATTTGAGTATATAGCAATAATTGATAAAGATGGGAAAGACTGGTACGAGGAACTTAAAAAATTTAAAAAGGATACCTTAAAAGTAATGTACAACAAAGATGCATGTCTAGTATTAAGTACACATACAGACGCTTCAATGCTCGCTCCAACTATGGCTGGAGATGTAGTTGAAGAAATCAAATATCAGGAAGTACAAGTAAATCCCAACTTGTATTTTGTTGACGGAAAAGTTATTGAGTTACAGCGTTATGAAACAGTTGAAAATGGGAAAGTTGTATTTAACAAAAATTTGCGAATTGACGAAATAAAAAAAGAGTTGCAGGAGATGAAAGATAAAAAAATAAGGTTAGGAGTAAAAATAAAGGAAGGTGTATACCATCCAGTTCGTGATACTGACAAGGTAAATCTTATGATTGCTAAAAATTCCTGGACTGAAACTAGAAAATGGAAATTTTATGATGAAGACGGAAACGGTGTGATTGATGACATTACGCTTGAAATTATAGATAAAATATTTGCTGACGGAGAAAAAGTATTAAATGGTGCAATTCTAGGAGAAACGGAAGCAGAGAACGCTTTAAGCAAAATGACAGATAAGGAACTTAAAGAGCTTGATGTGAAGGAATATTTTGAGAGTTACTATAAAAAAGCAGGAGGGATTTAATAATCGTGAGAAAATTGTGTACTAATCGTGTGATTTCGTGCGAATAATCAATCGAAAGGAGAAAATATGGAACTAAAAAGGAATACTCTGTATATTTGTTTTCATAAGCCCAAAAGCCTGATTGGATTTCTAATATCATTAAGAACATTAGGAAAATATAGCCATTGCGAATTTATCTATAACGACTATGTGTATCTTAGCAATCCAGGAGGGGTACGTATAAAGCCTTTTGTCTATAAAGAAAATATGGATATTTTTGAACTAGATAGCCATATTGAAATTCCAATTGTGATAGAAGAATTTAAAAAATTAAAAGGCAAGGGCTATGATTATGGTGCAATATTCTTTAGTCAATTGCTGGAGCTGGGGATTGAGCATAAGGACAGATATTTTTGTTCAGAGTTGTGTTTACATTTAATTAACAAGGGATTGGATGAGAGCCTGACGTACAATTTAAAGAGATTAAAGGCTAGCGAGTTTAGTCCGTCAAAATTGCACAAATATCTTAAATTTATGGAATTGTTAGGAAAGGAAGTAGAGTGAGTGGAGCTAAGGAATTTAATCGGAATTGAAATTATGAAGCAAGGAAAATTATTAAAAGTAACAGACGCTGCGTTTGAAGATGAAAATATTGTTTTAACAACTGAAACAGTAGAAAAAGATGTAAAAGAAACTAAAAAAGGAAGTGATTTAAATGGATAGATTTGAGAAAATATTTAACTATTTATTAATGGTCGAAGGAGGATATTCTAATGACAAGAATGATAAAGGCGGAAAAACAAAATATGGAATAATTGAGGAAGTGGCAAGAGATTTTGGATATAAAGGCGATATGCAGGACTTGACAATAGCTTTTGCAAAGAATATTTATCTTAAAAAATACTATCTTGGAAACAAGCTGGATAAAGTTGTAAATGACAAAGTGGCATTTTCTATATGCGACTGGGCTGTAAACAGCGGAAGAAATGGAATAAAGAATGCACAGGCTGCTTT